TTGTTTATCTGATGTATCCTTAATAAATTTACTAACCAATTCTCCCATTCGTAGGTAAATTGAATCAGTATCAGAAGCAATAACATAGTCAACATTTTTGGTCTCCAAAATTTTATTCATCCAAGCGTTTATCTTGGCTTCAATCCAACGAATACTTAATTGCCCAGCAGTTGTAACACCGAGTGCCATGCGTAAATCGTAAAAGCGAAAGTACTGAGAACCCAAAGCACCGTAAGCTGAGTTGAGAGAAACCTTCTTGGCCAACTGGATGTTATTGTACTTAGCAATTCGTTTTTCGATTTCGTAAAGTTTGTTTGAATCTTTTTCATTTTCATATTCTTGTTTTGCTTTTAACATTAAGTTTTTGAATTTCTTACGGTCAGTATACATTTCTTCCATCATCTTAGGTAAGAAACCTTGAAAGTCTGTACGAAAGAATTGGCCATTAGGAGTGATTGTTGCATTTTCAAGTTTAGATAAATCAACTTTCTTGGCCAATAACTTATTCACATCAACGCCAGCAGAAAGAATCGCACGCATTTCATCTGTGTAGTTCTCGGGTTCAATCAATGTTTCAGGAGAAATATTATACTGCATCATCAAATGCGGATATAAACTATTCAAGTCAAACGATGCGACCCAATCGTGAGCACCAACTTGAACCTCTTTAACATAGGCACCTTCAAATGCCGAATCTTTACTCTTGGTGATTCGTGGCGGAACAATAATACCTTTCTCAAAGAGATAGGCATAAGTCAATGAATCCCACATACGAGTTTGTGCAAAGACGTCCTCAAAGTTTGTCTTGGTGTCATAAGCAAGAGTTACTGCCAATTCAAGTAGCTTTAACTTTTCTTCAAGTTTAATAATGAGTTCAACGTCTTTAATGTTATACTCAATAAATTTTTGATAGTTCAAACGATAGAGTGAGTGTAGATTATCATATTCATCGTAAGAGATTTTGCCTTCACCCAATTCAACTTGAGCAATGGCATCGAGGCGATAGGACTCTTGTGACTTTCCACCAGGAGCATACCATTTGTACAGTTCAATATAATCGAGGGATTCTACACCAAGTAAACCATAGGCAATCATTTGCCGGCCATTGATTGTAGTATTTCGTTCGGAGATATAACCCCAAGGAGATAATTTCTTAGTTTCTGGTTCGCCAAGAATTTTACGAAAGCGATTAATCAAATAGGGTATATCAAAGAACTTTGTATTCCAGCCTGTAATGATATCGGGATATTTGTCTTTCCAAAACTCCATAAATTGCTTACAGAGATTGTATTCATCTTTACAACGAATATACACTTCATTACCTTGTACTTCATATTCTCCACAACCAAAAACAAAAGGAGATTGATTTAGAAATTTAATACAAATAGCGGTGATAGGTTCATTTGCTTGATATGGGTCAGGAAATCCATTCTCAGAACCCACCTCAATATCAATTACGGCAATTTGAACTTTAGTGAAATCGTAATCAACCATACCATGATGTTGGTCGGCAATAAAAGCATATTCAAAACGAGTTTGACCACAGATTGTAGGTGCACCAGGTACACCTTCAAATTGCTTAACATAATCTCTTGCTGCTCGGATGTCACCAAAGATTTTTTGGTCAAGATAGTCACCGTTTAACGATGTAAACTTGGTGATTTTTTTGGATGGAATGTAAAGCGATGGAGAATATTCAATTCTTTCTCTTATCGCCTTACCATTTTGAATACCTCGATAAAGAATATTATTGCCGAAGCTTTGTACATTAGTATAGAAATTGCTCAAGTTAGCCTGTAATGATTTGTTTTGTTGGAGGAAGAACAATACCAGCACCAAAGATTTGCTTATAATTCTTGACGAAATCTTCTGCTGGAACATAAGAGTATACTACATTACGCTTAGCGATGGCAATAGTTGTATCAGGCTTTTGGTCACCATGAAGTGGAAATGGAGCCAGACCCACATTAGGAGTACCATCTTTACCACGAACCACAGCAATACCAACTGGATTTACTAAAACAAAATGAGTTTCATCCTCAGATTCAATCTCGGATAAAACCTCTTCCATTGTGATTAATTTGAATACTTTGATGTCCATATACTTCCTTTCTACATAAATAGTTATAATGAATTGATTCCCTATTATACTATTATTTGTATCTTCTTGTCAACATATTAATGGTATAATTCAATGGCTGATCCAATCGTTACTGGTGCTCAAGGCGCCGTGAGTACATTAAAAGGTGCTCAAAATGTAGGTAAACAATTAGGTGGTGTGGTATCCGACCAACAAACGGATATGGAAAATTCCGTTCAACAGCAACATATTCAAAGATTACAAGCCAAAGCTAAAAAAGAACATAGGCAGGCAATGGCTGAATTCAGAGCTTTTGAAAAATATGAGAGTGATAAAGCTCATGCTAAAGAAATAGAAAAAATTAAAAACGAAGCAATTTCTAAATACGGTAAGAATGCTTGGACTGAAATTGAAGCTCTTAAAAATAAGATGGAAAAAGAGCGTGCTGAAGAAGCAAATAAAATGGATGCTGATCGTCAAAAACAAATGCAAGCATTTTGGTGGTGTATGACGGCAGCTGCTCTAGTAACTTATTTCTTTAAGTTATACAAATGAAAGAGCAACCATTAATTTTTATTGGAGTTCTAATCTTGTGTTTAGTCTTGATGGTAGTAGAATCGGGAGTATTACACAAATAATAATTAACTGAGGTCATCATGAACAAATTACCAGTTTTTGTATTTGCATTTGTTTTAACGTTTTCGTTACTACTGACTATTTTGGAAGCTTTGGCTAAAATGAAATAGTTTATGGCCAAATCGCTGCGTTAGGCTCTTTGTATTTTCTTTGTTCTTGTTCCCGTTCTATACGGCGAAACTCATCATCTTCATTTTTTGAATCCTGTTCTTTGACAGGATCCAATTCTTCTATTTCTTTTTCAATCATCTTCCCCTACCAGCTTTCCGTTGAACAGTCATCTTAGGAACAAATTTAGGTTTGTTTATTTTAGGAGCAGGACCTACTTGTTTTAAATTACGAACTTTTTGTAGTTGTTCTTCACGGAATTTTTTATCATCTGACATATTATCTCCTTAGTGGTTGCGGAGGTGGGATTCGAACCACACGCCCTCTGGATTATGAGTCCAGCGCTCTACCAGACTGAGCTACTCCGCTATAGTATATATTATATCTTGCCAACGAATGACAAGACTTTTATCATAATTTTGTGTTTTACCTTTTCTCTTATTTTCTATATTTGGTAAATATTGTAAATTGTCTTGGTGGTGTAACCCGCCTTCAGCTAAAGATATTATATGGTCGACTTCGTAACCTTTTGGACGATGTTCATAAATCTTTTTAATTAATTTTTTATCTGCATCGAGTGGTATAGCATTTCTTTGTTTTGCTCTGTAACGGCTAGCAGTTACTCTATTTTTTAATGCTAGTTTTTCGGGAGTCATAGTTCTACCTAAAGAAGCATAATAAGCATTAGCTATTTTACTTTTAAGTAATTTTTGTTCTTCTGTGTGTTTCCATCCAAGTTTACCTAAACGTGGATGGCCATTCTTGGCAAAATTTCTTTTTACAGATTCACTTTTTTTCTTTTTATCTTCTTCTGTCCACGTTCTAGAATTAGCACAAGTCCTAGAACAAAAAGTTCCAGATTTGTTATGTAATGTATCACATTTTGGACAAGGTTTCATATTATCCATGTTATTTATGGAGCGGGATATTGGAATCGAACCAATAACGAAAGGTTGGAAACCTTTAGTTTTACCATTAAACTAATCCCGCAAAAACTGGAGCGGTGGTCTGCTTTGCACAGATAATATAAGAGGGTATCTCACATCGTACTATTACACACCGCATATGTAATACTATAACACTATTTTATTTATTTGTCAATGGGTGAAGTATCTTTTTATTAAGATATACCAGTATTTTATACCACGAAATGTGGGCAGAACATCCATGATATTAAAACTGAATCCAACTTCTTTAGGAATGTTCCCGTAGGCTTTGTTCAAAGTATCCTTCTGATTCATTTTTCCATCCTAAAGGTTCTATTTCAATGTCCGAATCCGGATTAGTTACACCATTAAATACATTCCAAAGTTTTTCTTGTATGGCAAATTTGGTAAATAAACCGGCTTCATAACCATGTGCTTCTATTTCCCAAGGTTGAACCCAATAATCAATGGTGTCAGAATCAACTCTCTCACCTTTCCAACGAGTTAGCTTCTCATTGGTCTCACCATAAACATATTGCTTAATGTGAACCATTTCATGAGCCAACGTTTTGAGAATATCATAACCACCAATGCCAGAATGTAACTCAATTTCAAATTCTCTTGGCTTACCACTTTCGTTATAATCTTCTACCGAAGCATACCCGTAAGCAGGCAAATCTTTACTAAATTTTATCCGAATAAAGATATTTTCCAACATCTTTTCGGTCATCAATTCTTGAGCGTAAAACTGAGCAGCCCGCTTGATATACGGCCTAAAGCGTTTTTTATCGGGACAACCAACTATACTTAACTTCATTAGGTCTCTCCTTAGTAAATTGACCCAATAATTGTATCGCTCTGTAACTGCTCACATAATCCTATTTATCACCAATGTCAATTTCACCTGGTGAAAAAAGTGTTATTACCAACTTCCGTCATCTATCCAAAGTCGAATTGTAATGGGTAATAATTCAATCAATAAAGCATCTTGTTCCCACGCTTCATTGGTTTTATTGTATGCACAAGAAATTCTCCAATGGAACGGATTTAATTTGAAGGTAATATTACAACCTGAATATCTTAACCAATCCATCATTGTATCCCCAATTGAGATTTAATATATTTGTCTTTTAACATATCAGGTATGGTTAGATATGGTTCTTCTAACAGAAAGGGACAAGGTGTTCCCCATCTTTTTTCATTTAAGAAATATTTAAATATGGTTATGTGATAGTCATTTTTTGGATCAAACAAATATTTTGGATTACCTAATGTTTGAAGTTCAATTAATTTGCTCATTTTACATACTCCAAATTATCTTTACGCATATAATGAATTTCTTGTGTTTCACCACTAGGCATAGATTTAACTACGGGAATAAAAGTGATACCTTCAATCTCATTGGTTGCCCAATTTGAGAAGGTATAATAGATGTCTTGATTCGTTTTTGACCGAACCTTTTTGAGAATAGCTTTACCGCCAGTTGTAGTGGCAATATAACCAGGTCGAGAGGGTTTAGTTTTGTTCCAGTTTTTCATGATATAATTATAACTCAAAAGTAGGGGGCTGTCAAGAGCCCCCTGTATTATCTACCGTTTGGGTAGTTCAATTGTTCCCATTCCTCATCGGATACAGGCCACCAATTACTCATCTTTGGATTTTACGGTAATCTTCTTTACCGCATCTTGAACTTTTACCATGTTCTCTAACCAAACTTTAAGCATACCATTAGTAATTTCAGCATCTTTAATCTCTACCTTGTCGGCAAGAGTAAAGGCACGATTGAAATTACGATTAGCAATACCTTTGTAGATATAGTTATCGGCATCATCGGAACTATCAATCGTAGAACCTTTGATTACTAATTTGTTACCTTCTAAAGTAACTTCAATATCAGTTTTAGCAAAGCCAGCAACTGCCATTTCAATGACATACTTGTTGTCTTTTACTTGACGAATATTGTATGGGGGATAAGCGGGAGTTAATTTTGATGCGGTTTCAGACATATCACGGATTTGGTCCAATACATCTTCAAAGCCAACTGTGAAAGGATCCAAAGATTTGGATAGTGAAGCCCATTGTGGGAATAATAGATTTGTGCTTGTCATGTGTTTCTCCTTAAATTCAAGCGAGTTAGTCAATAAAACTGTGGCCTCAGATGAGCACCACACCATAAGTATACTAGTATTTATACTAGTTTGTCAATAGGCACCTGGTTTTTTACCAATATTATATTTTGGGGTCAGTTCCCAATCGTCTTTTTCTTTGTGGGAAAGTATCTTAATCTGTGATAGGAAGATAGGAGGAGGTTCTTCAATCTGTTTGGCATTGACAAGCTTTACCAGTCCCCAATCCGACAACAATTTGGCAATGGCATTCCTACGAGATAAGTCATTTTCGGAGATGTCAGTTGGCTTGCCATCCAAAGCAAAGAGTTCTTTAAAATGTACGATATAATACTTACCTTGCTTATGTAAAATGTGGCAAGATTGGTAAAGTATTCTGTCTTTTTTGGAAGCTACACCAATGCGTGTTAATGTTTCACGGACTTTTAAGAAATCATCTTTTTCACTTAGTGTAACTTCAATTAAATCAATAATTGAAATCATTAATTGTTCACTCCGCCTTTATCTGTTTTTATTATTATTTCAGCGATTTGTTCATCAGTAAGAATACGCAAAGCTTCTTTAGCTTTCTCATTGGAGTAACCAAAGTATGTTTTAACGGCTTCTATATTCTTATCAATCGATGTTTTCTGCCAAGGCTGGAATTTCCTTTTCATCGACCTTATTGTATTTAGATAAAACTGGTACTGCATATCTTTATCCATACTAGGATTGAGATTTAACTCATTGGCATACAGCACACAGTCCTGATGGAAAGACAAGGCACGGTTAACCAAAAACGGAGCATAGTCTTTATAGTCTAGTTCATCCTTAAAAGGATTCTTTTTAGTTTGTAGTATTGACGGGACAATCTCTTTAAATAAATCAGGCATTTTTCAAGTTCTCAACAGCATTGGCCAAAGCATCATCAACGTGCTGAACCGGAAATACTCTATTTAATTTCTCAACATTCATATTGCAATTAGACCTTGGTGCATTTGTGGCTGCAGTGAATTCTTCTTCTGTAAACCACTCTTTATTCAGACCCATAGCATCTGAACATTCTCTAGTAGTTTTGGTGCCAGCATTACCAACATTATAAATTCCAGGTTTTGGTAATTCTACGGCAAAGAATACTGCTGTAGCAGCAACATCATTAATGTAACTTAAACTATTCTCAAAGTCAATCAATTTATTATACTTAACCAACTTTGTTAGATAATTTTTAGGATTGTGTTCATCACCAAAAGGCAAGCGAATACGCAAGAGATAAGATTTATTCATGTATGGCATCAATAGTTCTTGAGCAAGTGCTTTTGAACCACTATAAAATGAACCATTATTAAAATCAAAATTAGGTGGATCTTCTTCAGTCCAACCACCATCTTTGTAACCTGTATATACACAACCACTACTAATGTGTACAATAGGAGTATGACGATTATTCAATTCTAATTTTAAAGGCCAAATTACATTACCATCAATACATTCCTGTTTTTTAATTTCACAGGTATCAACATTAGGAAATCCAGTATAACCAGCGGCATTAATAATAACTGTTGTGTCAAACGAGATTTCATCCGAATGAGAAATCCACTCATAATCAAAACCTTGTTCAAGGCCTTGTTTTTGTAGTTCTTTTTGGATGTGTTGACCAACATATCCATGTCCAATTAATGTAATCATTTTCTTTCCTTACTTAAATATCTTATTGCGTTCATCACGCCTTCTAAATTATCGCCTAATTGGCCAATTGCAGTGTTACATTTTTTACATAACCAACCTCTAAATGTGTCGGTTAGAGGATCATGGTCACAAGCAAGATTTATTTGTTTATGATTTATATCAATATTATTTCCACCACAACACTCACAAAATTTTGGAGGTGGTGGTGCAGATGCTTTTAATTTTTTAACAAGAACATGCCTTGTTTGGTGACACTCGATACAACGACCATCCAATCGGTCATATCTGCTTGGGTGTTTATAAAATTCAGATAAAATCTTTTCTTCTTTACAATAAATACAAACTTTTGTTTTTAATTCTTCACCAAAGATATCAACCATATTAATACTCCGATACTGTATATTTTTGAAGCTCTTTCATTTCATCATCGGTCATTTTCTTGACAGGAACCAAAGCAGACTGTTCACGGTCAATCAAAATCATTTCACGACCATCTTTAGTTCTGTAATTTCTTGTTACAAAGTTTTTTGGTTCTACTCTGAAAATCCATCCAGCCCATTTATCTTTATGTCGAGGAGGTGGAACGGAAACAAAATATAAAACATCAACAGAACGGCATTTAAGTAGTTGATTGGGTTTAAATGTAAAAGCATTTTGCATTATAAATGGAACTTGAGTTTTTACTTCAACTTTATATTGACCATCTACCAATAAGTCTTTTTCAGAATCATATTTGTCAACAGATGTTTTGATTTTACATCCTTCATCAGATAACATATTGATTACAATTTTTTCCCCGGCAAGGCCAAGTTCATTCATTAGTTCTTCTTTAGTCATTATTTAAACTCGCAGTCTACCATAATTTCAGTCAAACAGGCAACCATATTAATTTCATGGTCGGCCACGAATGCTGATTGATATTGATATTTAGATAGGTGTAGGACCAATTGCGGAACCGAATTGGCTTTAAGAACTTCGTATAGTCCATCATAAAGTTTACGATAAATCTTTACGGGGTCATTATCAAGGTTATTGGTGACCCATTTACGAACAGAAGCAAAGTCTTTATCTTTTAACGCTGCGACCAAAGGTCCAAGTTGTACATCAGCAACAGAGGCAATAATACCAGCATCGATATTTCCAGAAATGGCATAGCGCTGCAACTCGTTAAGAACCCTGCGATTGTCCGGAAAGTGTTTTGTGATAACTGCTGCAACGGCATCTTTCGAATATGTGACACCTTCTTGCTCAAGTATCCACTCAACTCTTTTAAAGAATTGTGCAGCCATTGCTTGTTTAGAACCGTTGATTTTAAAATCAATGACAGAGCAACGAGAGTGGATCGGGTCAATGATACGATTTTTGAAATTACAGGTGAATATGAACGAACAGTTTGAAGAAAACTCCTCAATTGCACCACGCATCGCTGGTTGAGTTGAATTAGGATTAAGATAGTCCGCTTCATCGATGATAACGACCTTTCTTCCACCCGAGAGAGAAACTGATGAAGCATAGTTTTTAATTTTAGTACGCAAGACATCAATACCAGATTCATCGGAACCATTGATAACAATATAGTCGCAACCAACTTCTTCACAAAGTGCTTTTGCGATTGTAGTTTTGCCAACCCCAGCCGAACCCGATAATAATAAATTTGGTATTTGTTTTTTAGCGACATACTCTAAGAATGTGGATTTGATTGCATCCGGTAAGATACAATCTTCCACTCTGGATGGTCGATACTTCTCGACCCATAATAGATGATTCATTCAATACTCCCATGATAAATTTACTACTCAATTATACTTTGCTGTATTTTGCTTCAGATGCAATCCAATACTCAATATCATCTTTGCTATTTTTGAAGTGAGTAATACCCTTAAATGAAACTTGCACATCATAATGACCTGAAATCATTTTGATGTTTGTCGCACTAAACACAATCTTAAATGGTTTACCATTAGGCCATTTGCCTTCGGTAATTTCAACTGAATTTGTATGAGCAGAATCATCATCAGCATCAAAAGTAATCAACTCAGCTTTGGTGCCATCAGATTGAATTGCAATATGTGGTGAAGAAAGTACTCTAGAGGTATCTAGGAGCCATTTGTAATCTTCCTCATTCAAAGTGAATTGACAATCAACATCACCAATATTTAAATCTTTTTCTGGTGGAACTGTAATCATCGACTTATCGGTTTTACGATAAGCCATTTTTTTACGACCAGATTTAAAAATAACATTTGCGGCATCAAAATCCAATTCAGCAGAATCTTTGAACAAAGAATTTACTGATAAGAATTGGTTCAAATCATAGATACAAAAATCTTCTGGAACTTCTTCTTTAATTCCGGCTTTTGCCAGGACTGACTTGCCGCCAGACATGGTTTTAAGTTCTTTACCTTTTTTGAATTGAATGCCTTGGTTAATTGAGGCAAAGTTTTTCAAAACATTAAGTGTTTCGGTTGATAGCTTCATTTTACTTCTCCATTATCTAAAAAATCAATTGTATCATGTTCATATAAAAACATCAAGCAGCACAGCGCATGTGCTAGGTGATTCTTACCAGTTTCTTGGTCGTCTTGTTCACCAGATTTCCAAGCCCAAAGATGCCTTTGCATGGCATCAAAGTATCTACGCTTGGCATCAGGAACTTTTTTCCAATTATCTGGTTCATACTTCTCAGCACCAAAGGTTAAAATTTCTACTGTTGCCTTTAGTGCATTTGGTGGTACTAAACCATATTGTAATTTACCCCCATCAAATTTACGACCACCCGTGGTGGCCGTTTGTGATGATTTAACGATATCTTTAACGGCAGCATCTTCATAACCTGGATGATAAGGTGCTTCTTTAACAAGTTTAGCCGCCTCAACACTAGTTAAGGAACCATAAGTTTTAAAGTTACCGGTGGTACCATATGTTTTCATTACATTTCTCCAACAAAATTAGCAACTGCTGGCATATCTCCTTGGAAATGGTAAGTACCAATGTGTGCTGTTTTCATCCAAGGACACAACCAAATTTTGCCGCCAATGTTACGCCAGTATTGGCAGAACATATAATCTTCTGATAGATAACGATGTGAAGCACCTTCTTCGTAACTTAGTAATTTTTTAAATCCTTCTTTAACATCTTTACCTTCAGCTGCATCTTTCATCAAAACGTGTACAGCATCAAAGGCATAACCGTTATCAATAACAGTATCAAAGTAGGCATGGATATAACGTGAACCATCAAAGTTTGCTTGACCTACATGGTCAGGTTTGTAACGGAATTCAGGATATGCTTTTTCCCATTTTGCAAACACTTCACGCTTAATCATCATGAAGCCAGTACCAATCTCCATAACTTCTAGCGGTTCAGTAACTTGAAATTGTGCAGTACCTTTAACTGGATTAAACACATAATCACCAGTAACTTTTTCAAGCATACCTGGTTCTAAATTAGGATTCTTTTCAATAGCACGTTTGACTGCACGCCATTTAATTGCTTTTTTAGGATAAGGACCACCAGCAACATCTTTGTCTAGTGCCAATAAAGCGATTACATCTTGTGGATTAAAATGAATATCAGAATCGATGAACAACATATGTGTACAATCGGAACGATGAATAAATTCGTCAACCAAATAGTTGCGAGCTCTAGTAATTAGGGACTCATTAAACAAGAATGAGAATTTGACTTGTATGCCATACTGCATACACATACCTTGTAAATCAAGGCACGCTTTCATATACAGGCCGTGATTTTGGCCACCATACATTGGTGTCGCAACGAATAACCGTTTATTTTGTAAATCTTCTTTTTTAATTGATATTTCCATTTGGACTCCAATAATAATAAAAAAAAGGGGACCTAGGTCCCCTTACTCAGATTAGGCTAGTGAATAGCCTGCTTTGATAGCGGCACGAACTAAAGATTTAGTTGGCTTGCCCATGCGATAGAAAGCAACTTTCTTACCATCTACAACTTTTTTGTTTGTGTAGATTACATGACCATCTTGACGTAGTTCGTCAATGCGGGCAGTAACATTGGTGATGCCGAAACGGCGTTGTGCTTGTTTGACGGTGAAAGTGTTGTAACCTTCAGTTTGTTGTAAGGCATTCAACATCTTTTGTTTAGCAGATAAATTGCTCATTGTAATACTCCATAGTAAAGTTAAAAATAAACCTTGCGTTAGCAAGTTCTCACATCATATCATTATGTATGTGTGTTGTCAAGCGTTTATCGACCAACTTGTGGTAAATATTT